TGGCAACCACATCAAGCTGAATCAGCATATCTTGCCCAATTTAAACACTTAACTGAGATTTTAAACTATGGCGACAAGTAAGAAACCGCGTAAAAAGCACGATAAAAATGCCAACATAAAACGGCAGAGCGACAGAATATGTCGCAACTCTCTTGTGCTTTCTGTTATTGGATTAGGGAACGACGGCACTGAATGGATAAAAAATAATATTCCACAAGACAGAACAACGGCCACTGAACAAGATTTTGAACTGATGTATAACAAATCTCGTCCATGGTCTTTTGTTTTTGGCGTTATTTGCCGTGATCAACTTGGAAGAGGTTATATAAAATTTGAATATCAATCTCTTGCTAATCAATTTGCATTCACCGCACCTGAAATGACAGATTACGTCAATGACAATATCAATGCCATTTTAAACGATGTAAACGAAGAGCACGTACTCTCCCCTTTCCTTATTGCTTCACCAGAGAAAAAAGAGTTTACAGATGATTACATCAAAAAACTTTTAACCTGGAAGAAAGTTGAAACAACGCTCAAAACCCCATTTGAAATTAAAGCATTGCGTGAAGAAGGAATGGCCGCATTACGTGAAATAGATCCAGCAGCTTACTCAGATAAAGCAACTTGGACGATCCTTCGTAAAAATGGCTGTAATGATTTTGCCGATATGCGATTAGTTGGATTAGAGAAATATCAACACTGCAAAGGTATCGGTAAAAAACGCATTCAAAGTTTGATTGATGGCTACCACGCATTAATCAATGACGAAAAATTAATTCAAAAATTGACCGCACTTCGTGAATTTGAAACTCAAATTTATATCCACCAACAAACAATGGCCCGATTAAATCGAGCAGCACAAATGTAGGAGAACCACATGGCTAAATTTATCAAACTAACTAATACAGATGAATCAGATATTTTCATCAATGTAGAACAAATTCAAACTATCACTAAAGATGAAAATGACACAGCTATTCAATTTGAAGATGGCACTATCTTTGTGAAAGAAACACCTGAACGAATTATTCACTCAATCCAATCTGGCGGTGCGGTTAATGAATTACCCGTTGTTGATGTTATGACCGCTAAGTAAAAAAAGACCGCACTTTTTTGGAGTAAAAAAATGAAACCAAATTTTAGATATTTTAAATGTAAATTAGACGTTGAGCCTATTAAATCATTATATGAACAATGGCGAAAAGATAGAAAGACCAGAGATAAAAAACTTGACGCTATTTTTGACACTATCCCGTTTTATGAAGGATGGAGAGGTAGCGATCGTGATATATTTGGAATTGTTTGCAGTTTAGATAATCCTGAATATGCAAAAATTAAAGAGGATAAAACCTATAAATTTGAAATAGTTGAAAATAAGAAAGTTGTCATCACTGGCAACCGCAGAACAAAAGCCGGTAAGGCGTTTTACGCTAAAATCCAAAGCGTTAGAGATATTTTAAATCAATATCCAAGATTTAATGATTTTATGTTGCGAAAATTAAAGCTTACTTGCTGGGTGTTTGGCGTTAGCACTTGTTATGTGTCGGTATGTGGTGTTGCAAACGACTACTTTATCGCATCAATACCAGAAAAGTCAGAGGGTTTTAATGGTGATAAATTTCCAGAAATCCCAGAGTGCCTAATCGAAATTAAACAAAGCGAGTTTCTTGCTTTACAAGGTAAGTGAGCGGTAATAAAAAATAAATGATAGTTGATCAATATGGAAACCGTATTAAATATGATGATTGCCGATCTAATCATTCTTTATGCCCTTATTATTTTTGATAGGCACACCAAAAGAAAGTTATCTGAGGATACTTTCTTTTTTAATTTGAAAATATGGCTTATCTCTCGTGGAGTAAAAGATGTTTAAACAGGATTTACAAGTATCAAATGGCAAAAGATACGTTGTCATTGAATGTCAATTCGGACATGAATGGGGATGGTAAGAGAGACTAGGGAAACAGTCAGCGAGGGAGAGGCATTGGAAATCGTCCAATATTGGATTAAGTACAAAAGAATAAAACCAGAGCAAATTATGGTTATTGAAGTGCCTGATATTTGCAAACCGTGGTAAATAAATCTTTAACAAATCAAATAGGCGTTCCAAGCGAGCGCCTTTTGTTTTAAAGGATATAAGATGAAACCAATTTTAGATGCCTGCTGCGGCGGGAGAATGTTTTACTTTGATAAGAGTAATCCGAATGTGCTTTTTGCAGATATAAGAAAACAAAAACTAAGTTTTAAGGATCGTGACAAAATTAGACATTTAGAAGTATCGCCTGACGTGATCCATGACTTCACTGATATGCCATACCCCGACAAATCTTTCAAGTGCGTTATATTCGACCCACCACACTTAATACAAGGCGGTGACAATTCCTGGCTAGTAAAGAAATATGGACGATTAGATAAAGATTGGCAAAATCAGTTATTAAAAGGCTTTCAGGAATGTATGAGGGTGTTAGACGATTATGGCACTCTTATTTTTAAGTGGAATGAAACACAAGTACCAGTTAGCGAGATTATTTCGCTCTTTGGTGAAACGCCAATAATCGGGCATAAATCGGGAAAAGCAAACAATACGCACTGGATGCTATTCATGAAAATTGAGGAGAAAGAAGAAAATGAAAGAGTTTGACTTAAAAGCAGCCTTGAATGGCGAGCCTGTAAAATTACGTGGCGGATTTAAAGCCATCGTTTATTACCGTGTTCCCGATGAGTTTTCATATACGGGTGGCTCCACTGAACCTTATCCATTGATAGGTATTATTTTTAATAAAGATGGCACCATCAAGAGTGCATCGGAAAACTGGAAAGATTGCGGCGCCTACACAGTAAACCAGGGTGATCTTGATATTGTCGGCATGTGGGGAGAGCCAAAGATTAGCATTGAAGGTTTACCTAAGCCGTTTAAGCCTAAAAGTGGCGATAGATATTATTATATTAATGAATATGGGGTTCAACTCGCCAGGCACTATGATAAAGATGACGATAGCGATGCTGGAATGGCTGAAAATGCTCAATGCTATCGCACAAGAGAAGATGCTCAAAAATGGATTGATTTTATGAAGAGTATGATGGAGTAAGTATGAGTGGATGGATTAAATGTAGTGATAGATTGCCTAATGTAATGCCGGATATAGAAGTTGAGGATAGTTATCCAAATTTATTATTATGTTGCAAACGTGATGATGGTTCTCTTTCGATCGAACAGGGCTGGTATTCTGATTTAGTTGGAGAGGGCCATCCTAGATTTTTTACGATGTGGACAAATAACGAATGGACTAACTATGATTTCAGAATAGATGGCCCTGAAGTTACACTTTGGATGTCTTTGCCTGAATTGCCAAAAGACTAGAAATAAATAATTAATAACCGCTCTTATGGGCGGTTTTTTTATTGGAGTAAATATGGACAGAGAATTTTTTGACGAATACTGCAGTCCAGAATTATTAGCGTTAATAACTGGATATGTTTGTCCTAAATATCAGATGAAAAGCTTAAATGAATTCGGAATTCCTTTTCTTCATCCAAAAGGAAATAGAAAATTCCCGCTTGTGTTACGATCTGATGGTGACAAGATTTTGAAAGGTGAGAAAGTGCAGCAGATTACCCAAACAAAGGAAAGAAGGCGGTCTGCAGTATTAAGTTAGTAAGGGGGATATTATGGCACGTCCAAGAAAACGAATTAATCAAGGATTGCCACAAGGCTTAGTATGCCGGAATCGCAAAAGAGCGGATGGCTCAATCGTGGTTTATTACTACTACACGATGGCCGATAAAAAAGAAGTTGCGTTAGGAAAAGATAAACATATTGCTATTCTTGAAGCGGCAAAGCTGAATATGCAGTATCTCACGAAGAAAGACAATATTCTATTTATTGAAGTGCTTGAACGATACGAAAAAGAAGTTGTGCCTCTTAAAAAAGCGAAGAATACTCGAAACTCAAACATTCAGGCTATAAAGAAATTGCGCCAATACTTCCAAGATCCACCATTTACCATTGATGAAATAGAACCTATTCACATTCGTGAATATTTAGATTGGAGAAAAGACGTTAAACCAACAGCAAATATCGAAGTTGGTTTATTTGGCCACATTTGGAGCATGGCTAGAGAATGGGGTTACACTGAAAAGATTAGTCCATCAACAGGGGTTAAAAAATTCAAAGTGAATTACCGTGATGTGTACATTGAAGATTATATCTTGGATAAAATCTACGACTGCGCCACAGGGGATATGAAGGACATTATGGATGTGATGTATTTAACCGGACAACGCCCAATAGACGTGGTGAAAATCCATAGTTCACACATCTACAACGATTTACTGCATATTACACAGCAAAAAACAGGTAAACGTGTTGCGATTAAAATTATAGGTAAACTAAAAGAGATTATCGACAAGCGGATCACTGAAGAAAATCAGTTCCTATTTACGAATAAATGGGGGCGAAAGCTCGAGCGGAGATCGCTTACAGATTATTTCAAAGATACCCGTAATGCGGCATCAATAAAATATAAAGAGCTATCCGAAGAGATCAACCAAGTGCAATTGAGAGATCTTCGCGCGAAAGCAGCAACAGACCTTTCATTAATGATTGATGATGAACGAGCCAGAAAACAACTTGGCCATACTTCTGCACGCACCACTCAACATTACATCAGAAAAGAAAAACCACTCAATCCCACCAAATAAAAAAGGCTCTTCAAATGAAGGGCCTTTTTGTCACAAATCACGTTCCGAAACGTTTTTAAAACTCATTGATTTTATTAAACTTTAAAACCTAAAAATAAGAAAAGGTTTCGGAATTAAAATTGACTTTAGATAGCGTAAATACTGGATTATGCTCTTTTGAAGTCAATGTGAACCAATTTTGGTTTGAATGGGTGACGTTGCATTGCTTGAACTTTCACTGCAACTTCTTTACCTTCAACCACTAAAGT